AGATTTAGTTCTACAAGAAAGGCTGTTTTAGTTTGTTGAGCAGAAACTTGAGTTTGTAAACCTGCTGAAAGGCTTCTTGGCATTACTCAATAACCTCTCTCACATCAAAAGAAATGTTATAAAAACCACTTGTATCAGTGGTATATCTAATTTCATCATTTGCAAGATAAACATTAAAAAGAGGTTTGTTAGTTGTAACAGCTTCATCATCAGCAACAGCAGCAACTAAGTTTGGCTGTATGTTTACAGTAGCACTACCACCTGATGCAGTTACTTCATCCTGCACCATATAAACTTTTGAATGACCTGCAAACTTAATCAAGTCACCTGCTCTTAATGCATGATTAGTATGTGAAAAACCATCCATAGGTACAGCACTTGCACCTGCTGATGTTGCACCATTAACAAGAATATCAGTTTCACTATGACTAGTACCTTTGTTGTTTAGTGGTGCTGCAATAGTAAAGTTTTCATAACCACCCTTTTGTTTAGATAGAAATGCAAATATTTCCTGTGCTTTTAACTGGTCAACTGGTGGCATCTGTACTGTAAAGGAAAAGTATTGTGCACCTATTTGTCTTGCTGATTTCTTGCCTGATAATGTTTGATTTAATAATATAGGTCTATTATCTGTGAATACTAACGACTTAAAGTTTGGGTCTGTTGGAAATTGTCCTGACATTATACGACCCCCATTTTGCCTTGCGTATTCATGGCATTGTTAATAATTGATGTTATAAGTCCTTTTCTTGATGTTAGTAACTGGTCAAATCCAGCAGCATCAACTGTTGATATGTTGAAGTTTACTGTAGCACCGCCAACTGTTTGTCCTTTTGTATGATCTATAACAGTTTCATTTGGATGTACCATAGCCATAAAACCACCTTTACCATCTAAACCACCAGCTCTAACACCAGTACCAGTAAAACCACCGCCATCAAAATCACTTAAAGCATCAACAGCAGCACCAAAATCACCACTTATGATACTACCCATTTCACTTATAGTGCCTTTAACCATACCTACTGCTTTTTGTACTATGAATACTTGTATAAGCTCGTTTATAACTGCTCTTGCAACTGATGTAGCTAGTTCTTTGAAGTCACCAAATTTTTCTGTTGTTAAATCAAAGAAATCTGTAAATGCATTTGTTAATTGACCTTCTACTGTATCTGCAAAAGATTTAACTATAGTTATGTTTTCTTTTACTATTGCGTTAACTTTTTCTAAAGGCTCTATTGGTGTTTCTGTAACAGTTTTATTAATCTTTTTTTGTAAATCTAATTGTTTTTGTTTTTTAGCTATAAAATCTTCTAATCTTGCTTTCTCTTCTTTTGCTTTTTGTAAAGGTCTTGTAAATTCAGGAATTTTACCAAATCTTTTTATTTGTGCTTCTCTTTGAGCAATAATGGCATTTTGTTCTTTTAAGGATGCGTTTAATTCATCCATAGATTTTGTGAATAGATCAGGTTTAACTAAACCTATTGCTTCTGCAAAACTTAGTATAGCATTTGCAGTATTTATAAATGCAGTTTGTAACGGCTCTAAAACTTGTCTTTTTAATCTATTCATTGCATCGTTAAATGCTTCAGCTCTTCTTACAGTCTCTTCATCAAAAACACCGCTAGTTGATGCAGCTAAATCTTGCATAGCTTCTGCACCATCTTTACCCATAACAGCAAGTTTTACACCTGCTCTACCCATAAGATCAGCTAAAATAGCATTTTTCTCAAACTGACTTCCTACATTATCTAAAGCATGAAATAAATCAACAAATACCTCTTCAGCATTTTTAACAGTTCCATCAGCGTTTTTAACTTGTACACCTAGCTTTTCTAATGTTCTACCAGCTTCAGTTGTTCTAAGTTGTGCTTGACCCACCATCTTGGTGAAGTTCTGCATCCCTTTATTAAACTCTTCAGTGGTAAGTCCTGCTTGTTGTGCAGCAAATTGATACTGTTGTAAGAATGTTGTGCTAACACCAATAGAATCAGCAACCTTACCAATACTATCTGCTACTTGTAGTGCTTCATTGCCAAATTGTACTAATTGTCTAACAGCAAAAGCACCTGCAAAAGCACCTGCAAGTTTTTTCATGGCTTTCTGTGTGCCATTTACGCTTTTATTTACAGAATTAAATGCACCTTTAGTCTTATCCTGTGCGGTGATTCTAAATTTATAATCAGTTGCCATTTTTCATTTGCCTATTTTTCTCTTCTAAGTAAGCTATCCATCCAGTGTACTCAGATAAGGTCATTTTGTCTTCTAGTTCCTGTAATGTGCAATGCAACATTTCAGCTAGATAGTATTTAGCAAATAAGTCCTTATCTTCTGCTACTTTTTTGCTTGTTCCTCTACACTTGGACTGGACATGATTTCAGTTGCTACTCTTGCAAGTACATCTTTATCAACACCATTCATAAGTGCATGTTTGTCTGAAAGGTCAAATACTTTTTCACCTTCAGAATCTAAGGCTTTATATATTAAGCAATAAGCCATTAATGCAACATCATCGTCCTTTGCATATCTTTGCAACTTTGACATTTCTGCTAACGTCAATGGCTTTGCATATATCTTAAGAACCTTATCTCCATCACTCCACTCAGGTATCTCTATCTCTTTGATTTCTAAAGAATCAAAATGAGCTTTAGCCTTTTCTATTACTGACATCGTTTTATACTGTTGTCGATGTTAAAGCACCATTGCCTTGCACTGATATACTTGCTTCAACTAATCCATCAAATGATGCACTTCTTGAAACACCAGTAACAATAGCTGAACCAGTATAATAAGTATCACCTGCTGCATCGCCTTCAGGATATACATTAAGTGTTACTTCTGAGCCAATGGTTAAAGCACCTTGACCTGAAGTATCAGTCTCATCCCAAAATACATCTAAACTTCCTGAGAAAGAAGTCAATGATGATTTATATGTTCTAGCAGAATCACCCATTGAAGTATCTTCCAAAGTATCAGCAGACTCTTCAATTGAATATGATCTTATTTCAGCTACAGCATTAGAACCGACTTTAACAGTTCCTTCACTTCCTTTATGTGTTGCCATTTTCTACCTCGTCTTTCGACTTTTTCTTAGAAGAAGATTTAATTTTATCTTGCGAATGGACTGCTTCCTCTTTCCAACCCATATTCAATAATGACTCAACCTTAGAAGGATGAGCTATTATAGAAACTTTACCATTTGGACTAATCATTTTCATAATTATCTCCTATTATACTGCTACGTCAGGATTTTTTTCCTTAACATAGTAATTACTTATAAAGGTTAGAGAAACAAATCCTAGCGGTTTCTCACCTTCAGCGTTAAAATCTATTTGAGTTGATTCAAGATAAGTATCTTTAGCTAAACCGCCTAATGTTCTATCAGCAGCAATAGCTTCCTCAACTTCTTTACTTATTGTATCAATAGTATCATCAAAATTGCTTGTTGCCTTTGCATAGCCTTCAACAACTACTGATAATTCTCTACTCATAACTCTATCAGTACCTATAACAATAGGCTCTGATGTTTCTGACTTTGTATATATAACTAAGGCTGGTAATTTAGAGTTTTCTATAGGATAGACTCTAGATTCATAAGCATTAGAACCAGTTGTAGATAAACCAATTAGTGTAGTACCAAAATATTCTCTTATTTGTTGTCTTATATGATTTGCCATTACACTTCCTCTAACATTAAAGCAGTAAGACCTGTTCGATCTTTTTGCACATCAATTATAGTATAGTTTTGTGCTGCTTTAAGTATATCACCCTCAACAGTTGTTGTTGCACTTGCATTAAGTAAATCACCTTGAGAAACATTAGGAACATCTATGCTTCTGCAATATGCTATAGGTTTAGTAGCTTCTACACCAATACCTGTGTCTTGCTCTACATACTCTCTATTTAAAATAATCTTTATAGCTGTAGATACACCACCTCTTATATAAGTTGCGTTAATAGCATGACCAAAATCAACGTCAAAATATGCCAACATATCTTCTTCAGTTTCTAGCATATACTGTGACATTATTGTTCCTCTAAAACCACTTCAATAAGACCTGTATTATCAGGCATTACTGTTTTAATTGTGAATAATGTTTGTGGTACAAGTGTATTGCCATTATTTGTAGTAATAGCATCTACTTTTATTTGATCACCATGATTTATGTATGGTGCATCAGTTGCTTTTATTATTGCTCTTGGTTGATAACCATCTACTGGCACTGAACCAGTTGCAATACTAAAGTATTCTTGATCAATAATTATATTTATAGGATAAGAGTCACCTGTATCTATATCATGCCATGTATCTATAAGGCTTGTTCTAGAATCCCATAAAGTAGTTTGTGTTTCAATGAAAGTAGCAGATACTCCATGAGCATTTGGGTCTACATAAGAGTTAAAGTCTGCTGAACTCTCGATAGGCATTATTTTTTAGCTCTTTTCTTTACTGCTTTAGTTTCAGATTTTTTAAGACCTACGCTTCTATTTGCCTTTTTAGCTTTTGGTTTCTCTTTATATAGTTCAGCCTTCTTATTAGCTACAAGATCAAAACCCTGTGCCTTATCAAGCTCAACTATATCTCCAACACTAACTCTTTTATTGTTAGCTACTGTATCTCTTAAAATTAGATATTTATGCTTATCATTAGTGGTGGGGTTTTTCACCCCACCATTTTCTGTAGTCAACATTAAGCGTCTTTACCTAAACAGAAAGATACTGCATTTCTTACAGCAACATCTACCATTTGGATACCAACAACTCTAACTGTTCCTGATGAAGAGTTAGTGTATGGGTCAACAATGATGTCTAAACCACCAAAGAATCCAACTAATAGGTCTGAGAAGTTACCAAAGTAATGGTCACCTGATGTAGGTTGGTTAGAAACAACAACACCATAGTTGTTAATTCTACCATCTCTGTCTACAACAAACTGAGCTGTGCCTGTAGCCTTTTCAGTTGTTTTAAGAGTACCATAATCATCAGCTCTCATAATGTAAGAAAGGTTTCCTATTAAAGCATTATTTACAGCAACTTGGCTTTCCATATCTACTGTTTCTGCCCATGTTGGGTTAGCAGCAGCAAATACTACAGAATTAATACCAGTTGTATTTTTAATACCTCTTGGGTTACCTGATGTGCCTGAGCCTTCTAATGCAGCACTGTCAATAGCTAAAGCCATGCTTTGTGCTATGTCGTTTCTGATTAGATTCTCAACGTCTAAAGAGCTTTGATTTAAAAGCTGTCTAGTAACATCTGTAAAACAACCCAAAGTCTTAGGTGACATTGTCACACTACCAATAGCCATTTCTGACTCTTGCACTGGGTCACCTTCACTTGATACGAAAGCAGCAGTAGAAGTACCTGTTTTCTTAGGAATTTTTACGTCACCCTCAAGTCCTCTGAGTAATGTCGCACCAGCCGACATAACAGAAGATGAGTTTCTCAATGCGTCAATGAAGTCCCCAGCTCTAAAGTCTTGTCCTACCGCACCAGCATCATCAGTTGTATTCAAATCTCTTTGATTCCATTCTCTTAATACTTCAGGTGGTAACATAAGACCCTGTGAGTTTCTTCCATATGCTTCAGAAGCAGCAGCAGAACATTCAAATTCAAATTCTGCAGCTCTTTGAGCAGCTCTATCTGAAGGGTTAGCTAGTGCGTTTATTCCGCGTACTAGGCTAAATCTCTTCATTTCTTTTTTGCTTAGTCCAATATCTTTTGGAGTTTCAAGTGGCTTACTAGCAATAGTTTCTAGTAATTCACCTCTAAACTC